GCGTAAAGTGGCTAGCTCTGTGTGCAAGATAGCAAGCTCAGTATCACGGCGCTCAATCATCTCGCGGGCGGCGCTCAATTCGGTTTCGTTCCGGTAGTCTGTTTTAGCTAGTTCCATTTTTTGTCCTCCAAACAAAAGTTAAAGGGGCAAGGTTTCCCCCTGCCCCACTATGCGCCATTGTAAAGCTCAAATCAATAAGAAATTTAAGCGGCTACGCGGTTCCAATCGCGGGTAGACATGTTCAACAATTGACCTCCGCGCCGTTGCCAATCATCGGCGTGATCAATATCGCTGGTGTTGGCTACGGCTGTAACCGCATTGATCAACGTTGCCCGCGACAATGGGCGGTGGTTCTCATATCCAGCCTGTCCTATCGTGCTCATCAGACCGTCCAAAACATTTGACGTTTCTTTTTTGGTTAATCGCATAACGGTGCCAAGATTATTGACCGTATCAGCTACAGAAAATTCGCCTTCGATGGTGTCGGCTGCTGCTGCTTTCATCTGGTCTAAAACTTGGTCAAACATCTCGCGGCTGCTGTATGCTTCCACTAGATCGCGCAATTTTAGATTTAATGCGCGGTTGTCTGCGGCTTGCGCCTCCCCCGATAACAAGCCCCAGTCGTCGCTATCGCGGGCGCTGGTGATATGGCTGCTCCGAGTTTTGTTCTCCGTTTGCATACCGTTGAGGCAAGCCAAGGTCCAAAACATTTGATACGCTGTGACGCTTCCCTGCCCCGTCTCCGAGTTAGAAAAGCCAACACCGTTCGCCATAATATCTGAAACGTTGGCCCCCGCTCCGGTGTGAACAAGCGATTTAAACCGCATATACAATTTGCTGTCGCTAATATTAGCCTGCACAACCTGCAATTGGCTTTCGTTCTCCATGATTGGGGGTAAAACCGTCTGCAACATATCGTTATTATCGTAAGTTTTAAAACGGTCTGACAATAACGCTCGGGCGGTGCCGTTGGTTTCGTCTGTATCCAAAAAAGTTCGAAGCATTTTGCGCTTGGGCTCCTGATCGAAGTGAGCGTTAATAAGGTTATCGAACTCAAAAGGATAATGTGTTTGCAATCTGCGAGCGGTGCGGGCCTCAATGTCGCAATGCGCGGCTAGTTGCTGAAAAGCAACGCTATTCATTTTTAAGTGGCGGGTAGGCTCGCCGCCTTTTGCTTCAATAACCAATTCAGGCTCGCGTGTTTCCGCGTTGGTTACTTTCTGCAAATCTGATGTCGGGGTTAGAAAGTCTGCCTTGCGGGCGGCTTGGTCCTGAACTTGTTGCATTAGCTGGGTTAGACTGTTGTTAGAGTTTTCAATCGAATGTGACATTTTACGTTCTCCAAGGTTAAAGGGGCAGGATTGCCCCGCCCAATTACATATAGAAACACGCATACATAATCAAGCGGAAATTTTTAATCGTGCGTTTCCTCGCCAATATCGCCTGCAATATGATGCCGGATTATTGAACGTGGCGGCAAGCCAGAAACAAAGCGGCGCAATTTATCCCCGTCTGTTTCGTCTTGTTCTTGTGCCGCTGTAGCCGTCCAGTGCAAGGCAACGTTTCCCGAGCTGGCATAGCAACCGCCTGCCTCATCTGGGTTGGCGGCTTTCTTTTTACTCGCGCCATGGGCGGTAAAGCCAACTGCAAAACTTCTTTCGAGCCTTGCGCATAGTGGATCACCATTGCCGCAATCGGCACAACTAAAGCCCGCGATTGTTTCGGCAGGACAACGGACAATTAAGGCACCATCAACAGAGCGTTTATTTTTACCTTGCCAAAACTTTTCGCCAACTGTCACAACACAAGGCACTTTAAAGCGCATAAACTTTGCCGCGATTTCTGCCGTTTTTGCGCTGTAGTTTATAACCGTTTTATTTGCCGCAAGTTTTCTTTTCCAGTGTAACGGCGAAAAATGGGAATAAGTGAACGATATGCCTTTGGCAGGTTTGGCATCTAAAACAGCGTCAAGATAATCAACGTCTATTTTTGACGAACCGCACCCGCTCGGGTTTAACTCACAACTGGCGGGGCAAGTTCCGTAATTGCTACCATCGCCCGCTCTATATGTGACGGCAATTCCTCGCGTCTTTTTTGCGCGGCTATATTCAACAGTTTTTAGCATAGCGTTCTCCAATCTATACAACATCGCATATCTATAAACTGCCCGCCTGTAAAGCGGGCAGTTTCTAAAGTTCTATCGTCGGCGTTTCCGCGTTGGTTTTTTGCGGTTCGCTCTCTTGCTCAATTCCTCGTAATCGCTGCCGTAAAGCAATCGACCTATCAATTCAAAAATAAACATCGGTTAGGCGTTCTCCCTTTCTTCGGTGGTTTTTAAATCCAGCGTTATGTTGCGGTTAGCCTGATCCACAAAACGTCTGTAAATGTCTTTCTGGAACTGGGCCTTAGTTCTAGTGCTGGCGTTAGTGTGCAATCCGATATGGCTTTTTACATCCTCCGCCGTAATGGGTCGGCGTTTCATATCCTTATCGCGAAGCCAAGCCCCGTTGATGGTTTCTATGGCGTGACAACGGACATAAAATTCTTCCCAATTCTTTTCCGTAATCGCATTTAAGCCAACCGACATGGTGCCCCAAATTAAAGCACTGGTGATAGGCCAGACGGCATCGTCTTTGTAGTCGGCTTTAACGCCGCATAAATCATAGTTTAAACTCATGCGCTGGCCCCCTCAAGATCAACAGATTCTTTGAATTGACCCTTTTTATAGTTTTCAAAATCAATTGCCGCTGCCATGGCTGATTTTTGGGACTTAAAGCCCTTCGTTTGTAAAAACTTGGCTACCTTATTAACGTCTGCAATTTTACCTACTTTGAATTTTGGAAAATCTTTTTCTAGGTTTTTCATTAGAGCCAACTTAGTCGCTTTTGCTTCATTCGGATCAAAGCGTAGGTGAAACTTGGTGGCTACACCTTCTAAAGCGGCAACAATGCTCTTAGACCAAGTATGGTCAGGTAGCGTGACGTAGGTTGGTCTAGATGCCTCGTCGTGCGCGTCCTGTAAGTCAGCCAACAAACTTATCTGAGCGACAGTTAAATCATCTTGACCCCATGACGCCGCAACAGCGTTAACAACATCCTGTCCACCGCTTATACCTTGACCCTCCAAGTCCTCGTCATAATGCTCATCTTTGATGAACACGCCAACCGCGCACATCTGGCCGCTTAACTCACCTAAGCCACCGTCATACTCACAGCTACCATGCCTGCCACGATAGACGCAGGCATCACCGTCTGCATCCAATGACGGGCCTTCCATGCCCATCAAATGAACCGCAGCTTTGTTGAATATCTCTTGTTGTTTCATAGCGTGTTCTCCATTTTGCTAATTCCCTAACCATATGCGATTATATGGGAGTTATCAAGTCCAAAATGGCAGACCAATCAAAAGGATTTGTGCCTTCATACACAGGCTTGGTTTTTAATCCATCTGTTTTGACCGCGATAGCCTGATCTGCACGATACAAAAGAACAGTGGGTTTCTTTCCCCAGTTCTGATGCTGCTTAACCAATATCCAACTACTACTGTGTCGGTGCCTCGTAAGCCAAGAAACTTGATGCGGGCTCAACCGAACCGCGTTAGCCTTGCAAAACTTTAATTCTACAAAATGAAAAAGCCCGCGTTCGTCACAGATCATAAGGTCTGGTATTCCCTGCCCCACAGAGTTCTCTATTCGAGTGAGGCTTAACTGGGGCCTAATCCTTTTTGCTGCTGTCCTCAACTGCTGGTAAAACGCCGCTTCCGTCGGAATCTTCGGCTGGGGTAACGTCGATAATGTCTGCGCCATTGGTTTCCTTTAAGTCATCCAGTGCTTTCATCACCTCTTCCTTGCTCATGTTGTCGATACTGCCGTGCCTGATCTCCGCCTTGCTGACGTATATATCACCCTGCGCCTGTCCTCGTCTATACTCAGCCTGTACCGCTGCGCTGTACGCCCCGTTTTCGAGGGCCACGTCACGGATTTTCTGAAGGTCACGGACGTGTCGAGAGTAAGTTATGGCAAACCGCTGATCTAACTCATTCCGATACCGCTTTATGGCAGCAACAACGTGCGGGCACTTGTTAGGGTTGGTTAACTCATAAGCGCGGGTGTGA